GTTAATGTTGAACCCATTCTCTATCCCCTATACAATCGTTAAGTTACCGTTAACAGTCAAGTTAACAGTTCCAGATGTGGATACAGTCAAAGGCCCAGATGCAAGTGCATTATCACCAGATGCGATAGTCACACTAGTGTTTAGAGTTGATTCATGAGTACGAAAAATGTCACCTTTACCAGATGATGTATCACCAGATACACCGTTTTCTCCTTGAAAATATCCACCACCAACACCAGTTGCTTTCGCACCAGTAACAGCATTATTTGCAAGGTCAGCAGTTGCGATAGTTCCATCAACAATTTTTCCAGTTGTAACAGCATTATCTGCCATTGAACGAGTAACTACTTTTCTAATTGCCATGTCTTAATCCTTTTCTATTATTTATGCGTCATCAGTATCCGTACCAGAACTTTCGTCATAATTCTTTGCATCTTCAAAGAAAGAAACTTCTTCATTAAATCCAAAATTATCATCATCTGAAGATGGTGCAGAAGAACCTACTGGATTTGGTGTAACTGAATATCTTTGTTCTCTCTTAGGAGCATTGACTTGAATATCTGTATACTGGTCAACTTGAACTCTCTTAATAACTTTTTGGTCTGTAACTGGGCCGTACAGATAAAACTTAGAAGTAAATGATAATGTATAAGTAAGAACTCTTCTATCTTCAAAAGACCCATCATACTCATCTGCATATGTAACACTATTTAGAATAATTGGAACATCTCTTGTAGTTCCCATTGCAGTATTATCATTTAATGTAATTGTATAATCTGGTTGAAAGAAAGGTAAAATCTGTTCTACAATTTGTAATGCATCATCTGAATTTTTTGCCATAATAACCATCTCAAAATCCATGTTATATGGAACAGGCATATACTGAGCACTTAATGATTTACCATCAGTAGAACTATTTGTTTTTTTAAGTTTTTGTATTGAATTTAGTTTTCTACTCTGGTCATAAGTAATACCAGCAATCTCAAATCCAATTCTTGGTAATGTCAACGCAACCTTTTTTGTTAAGGTTGGGTCTTCTCTTAGTCTTGTTAAAAACTTTTGTTTTGGGCCATATGCAAGAGGTACTTTCATACTCTGCACAGTTACACCAGAACTATTTGTTCTCACAATATTAATATTGTTAAACATAGTTCCAAACGCAACTACGACCTTTCTCATTGTTTCATGATAAAATTGTTGTCCTAACATTATTTCTTCCCTATATCACCAAATGGATTTGACTCAGAGAAATCAATAATATTATCATCTTCTTTCTCAAAGAAATCATTCATTGCATTTTCATCTACAGTATCAATTACGATTGCTTCTTGTATTATATAGTCACCAGTTTCTAGGAGTATTGACTCACCACCAGTTTCATTCTCACCAATAACATTATCAGTACTATCTTCTTGTTCTACATTTCCAGTACCGTCTTCTAGTTCAAGACCCTCATTGAATGTACCAGATTGTTCTAATGTCATCTGGAATTGTAATAAATCAAGAGAGTTATCTGTTTCGATTGCATCAATTTCTGTAATACCAGTATCCAAATCTTCACCAGAGTATTCGAAAGTTTTACACTTGAGTTTGAAAGCTGGTAAATTATGGACTTGGTAAAATGGGTCATCTTTGTCTACAAAAGATATTTCAAATATTTTACTTACTTTTGGAAAGTAGACTAAATCACCCTCATTTGGTCTTGTTTTTACGATTAAATTAGAATCATGTGAAACTAATTGTTCGAATCTTCTTCTTGATACTACAAATGTTACATCTTCATTCATCTGTAGACCGAACTTGGACATGATTTCTTTCTCACCCTCAAATCCGTCAATATTTTCAAAATACATTTCGATAAGATATGCATCACCAAATTTAGACAAAGTGTCCTCTCCAAAGAGTTCATCTTCTTTGACTAAAGTTCTGGGAATATAGAACACTTCTTGACCATAAATTTTCAACTGCTCTATCATTAAATCTTCATAGAGATGTTGTTCTGGTTTAGTGCCTGTATCAAAATATACGTTTGTCGGCATCAAATTATCCTATCATATAATTAGGTGGAAGTTCATATGCAAGTTGAATTTGTTCTTCTAACTTTTCTATGTCTGCCTGTGCCTCTTCAAATAACTTTGCACCATTTAGTGTAACACCACCTAACATTTGCACACCTTCAAATTTAGAAAGGTTTGCACCCCATTGTCTTTTGATAAGTGCAGTTGCGTATCTTTTTAAGTAAATATCATCATAGATATCTGTGTATGTATCTGGATTTAATTTTCTGTATGCTTCAATAATTAAAAACTCACCAACTTTTAAATCATTTGACCAATCCATATCTATGTATAATCTATTTTGATGTTGATTAAATCTTATTGGTTTTTCTCCAACAAGAATATGGTCTAAGTAATCTAAATGTTGTCTTGTCATTTCATAGTGAATAATAGATTCACTACTAAAATCATACAAGTCATTTAGACGAAGTTGATATCTTACATCAAACATATTTGTTGTATTTTTATCAGTAAAATCAAAAATCTTAACCACAGACATTACTGAATCTGGAACTGGAATAAAACCTTTACCCTCTGTCCATGCAGCTGTGATTGAATTGTCAACTTTATCAGTTGCAGTTTCAGAAGAATTAGTTGCAGCTCTATCTATTTCTGCTTGTGTAATTGCGTGTTTTAGATATACTCTTTCGATACCATCATAATGGTATTGTGCAAAGTATTGAAGTGCCTCATCAATTCTATCATCAACTTGGTCTTCATCAACATTTATTTCAATTACTGGTTTACCTAAACTTCTTAAACAATATTCTTTAAATGTAGATTTTGTATTTGGAACTGCCATTTTAATATTCCTTTATACCTATTTAGGTATATTTATATTAACCAAGTGCGACACCTACTGCAATTGCAAATCCAGTAGTTGCACCAGCAGAAGTTTGTATAGTTCCATCTCCAAACTCAATACCATTTGTTCCCACAACAACCTTACCAGAACCATTTGGTGTAAGGTTAATATCTCTATTAGATGTTGTAACTATACTATGAGTAACTAAATCTAGATTGCCTCCTAATTGTGGAGAAGAATCGTCTGATACATTTTGAATACCAGCACCAGCAAGTGAACTAACAGATGCAAACGCAAGTTGTCCAGAACCATCTGTTTTTAGAACTTGTCCAGCGTTACCATCTGCTTGTGGATGAGAAAGTCCATCAATAATTACTGAACCAGAACCATTTGGTGTGATTGAAATATTACCATTTGATGCAGATACTATTGAGTTGCCGTTTACATCAAGGTTGCCTCCAAGTTGTGGAGTCGAATCTGCGGCTACACTTGCAATACCAGTTGCAGAAACAACAAGGTCTATTGTTCCGTCACTATCTTGATATGTTGCAGAGATATTTGTTTCTGTATTACTGGAGAACATTGCACCGACTGTATCTTGAATCACTTCAGATAAGTCGATATTTCCAGTACCATCAAAACTTACACCGTGAATATTTCTTGCAGTTTCTAATGCAGTAGCAGTAGCTGCATTACCAGAAGTATCTTGAGAACCAGATGCATTTACCCCAGGCAGATTTATATTTGCAGTACCATCAAATGATACTCCACCAATAGTTCTTGCATTTGCAAGTGCAGTTGCAGTATCAGCGACAATTGTAAGGTTATTAATAAATGATGCATTTACACGACTATCAATTGCAGAGTTAACTCTTGCAGTCGTATGGTAAAGATTAGAAGAACCCTCTGATAAATCATCTGTATCAAAACCAGTTAGATTTCTTGTACTGGTTGTTAATGCCCAACCCATGTTTCCATGTGAAGAACATTGATAATGTAAAACTTGTGGAGTTGTATCTGAAACAATAATTTGAGTATATGCACCAGCAGAACCAGGCGTTCCGTTTGTAGTTACACCAGTTGTGTATGCAACTGCTTTTGCCGAATCATAATAGAAAAGAAGGGGGTGACCAGAATTACTTGAATCACTTTGGTCAAAACGATATGTAATTCTTGGAATTAATTTAAGATAAGGAGAGAATATACCATTAATTTTATACTTGTTACTAGAACCAGTTCCATGATATGCGTGTGCAGAAGTTGACGTTGCAACTGTTACTTTAAACGTAACAACATTAACATCAAAGTCCGTTGCATAATGATTAGACAGAGTAATAACTGCACTAGAACCGTCACGAACATAAAATTTCTTGTCAACGGTATTAAGTGCAACCTCACCAGCAATCAAGTCCGAAGTGGATGGAATCGTTGCTTGTGTGTTACTGTGTTTTAATTTTATTGATGTAGCCATTAGGCGTTCTCCCTAGACTACCAATTAAAAAGTTCCACCGTCAACAGCAGCTGCAAATGCAAGTGTATCACTTGATGCTGTATATGTTAAGATACCATCACTTGACCCACCACCATCTAATGCTGTAATAGTATTAGCAGTATTTGCAACCAAAATAGAACCTTTTGCAATAGATGTTAATCCAGTTCCACCATTAGCAACTGGTAAAGAACCAGTAACTTTTGCAGTTAAGTCAATAGACCCTGCTAACATTGCATTTGTAATACCAGATGCTTTTACTCTTAGTGCATCTGAACTTACTTCTATAGAAGAGTCATCAACTGCAACATTCAGTGTATTACCAGATTTTGTAAGTGCAGAACCAGCAGTAACTTGTCCAGCACCAGAGAATTGTGTAAACACTAATGCAGTAGAACCGACTGTTACAGTTCCATCATTTGTCATAACAAAACCGTTGTCTGCGTTTGCAGTACCTTCTTCAACAAAGAAGAATGTTCCACCAGTTACTTCTGAGTCTGCATCAAAGTCAGTTGCACGAGTCGGAGCACCACTTGAGTTTACTGTATAGATACCGTTTTGTGAACCAGTACTTTGGTCTTTCAAAAGAATTCTGTCACCAGTTGCAAGAGTAATTCCATCAACAGTAGAGTTATTTGCAAATGCAGAGGATAAAGTTCCGTTTGCAGTTGTAGCAACTCTTACAGAGTTCTTAACATCAAGACCTTGTAACTGTGCATCAACATATGCTTTTGTAGCGGCATCAGTTGTTTGTGTTGGAGTTGCAAGACTTGTAATTCTTGCAGAAGAAACATCAATTGTTCCAGTTCCATTTGGGTCTAATACTAAGTTACCGTTTGTATTTGTTGTTGCAATAGTATTACCATTAACATTAATATTATCGACTGCTAATTCTGTAACACCAGCGATTGAAGTTGAACTTGCACCCAAAGAAATAGAAGTTGAACCAACTGTTACTGCACTGTTTGTAAGTTTTGCGTTTGCAATTGACCCTGCTAACATTGCATTTGTTACAGAGGTATTTGCAATTGTTAATGCACCACTGTCAGATGCAGTTGCATCTCCAGACATTGCAGAGTAAATATACTTTTTAACTCTTGAAAGGTCAGACCTTCTGTTTGTTCCATTTCCACTATCGTCAACAATAATTTCATCAGCATCAACTAAGTCTGCACCGATATCTGTACCACCATCAATATCAAGAGCTGCAATAGAAAATCCACCAGCACCTTGAACATATGTTTTAATTCTTGAAGCTGCTAGTTTTCTATTTGTACCACCAGCACCATCATCAACAATAAACAAATCTGCATCAGCAAGGTTTGCACCAATATCAGTTCCACCATCTATCTCTAGAGAACTTAATGCAACTTTTCCAGCAGTTGTAATTTGATTTAATTTTGAATCTGCAATTGAACCAGCGAGTTGTGCATTTGTAATTGTACCAGATAATTCTGAAGTTGCAACTGCACCAAATGATAAAGTTCCAGAACCATTTGTTCTTAAAACATTTGTACTAGAACCATCTGCACTTGGTAAAGTTAATTCGACATTACCACTTAATGCGTTTGGAGATTTTAATTGAACATGATGAGTACCATTGTTTGTACCTTCTTTTAGTTCAATCGAACCACCAGTTGATGCGTGATTACCTACGATTAAATCATCTATTGCTTTGTTAGAATCTGCTGTCAGAGCACTTGATGCAGTCAAAGTACCTTGAGTGTGGTCTAACATATCGGAGAAAAACTTACCACCGATAACATCTACGTTTGAACCATCACCAATAAAAAGTCTGTCTCCTAAATTGGATGCAGTACCAGTTCCAAAGGTTACTCCAAGTTCACCAGCTGCAAGAGAACTAGGTGCAGAAGTACCAGTAGACCTTTTAATTTGAATTGTTGTAGCCATGTTTTTCTATCCTTAAAAATTACCACCATTAAAAACTAGAGTTCCAGATGATGTGTCTAATTGATTTCTTGCAACGAATTTTTGGTCACTTGCACGATATTGTAATAATGCACCATCTTGAAGACTAGATACATCAACGTCTTGTGATTGTGAAACATTGTTCACAGAAGAACCAGCAGTACCTTGCGGCCCTTGTGGGCCAGGCACAGTAATTCTCGTAACAACTAATTCGTTACCAGATGATATTGAACCTTTGATTTGAGAAACACTTGATACGCTTCCACTTATTGCCATGTTTTTACCTCGTTACACTTGGGTTGACTGTGACTTGACCTTCAACAACTCTCGTCTTTGCACCACCAGATGCAGTTATGAGAACATCATAAACATAACGTCCAGCCTCAAGAGAAGTTGTTTGGGAGTCAGTGAGTGAAATAGTAATCTCACCAGCAGATGCGTTTGAAATACTTGCTGTAAAAGCAGTAGAAGTAGATGACAAATGACTTTTTCTAATTTGTGCAGCTACTGAATATCCAGATAAGCTTACTGCATCACCATTTGCATCTGATACTGTTACTGTGGTAGTAAAAGTCGCACCTTGGTCTATAAATATATTTGAAATACTTGACATTCACACAGTCTCCTTTTTAGTATTTATAAGGAAAGTGTGTTAGAGTTTATCCTACTTTGTACCCACCAAATATAAATCTTGAGTTTGCACCAGTACCACCAGAATTTAATTGAGTAGTTCCACTATTTGCAACATTTCCATGAAATGCAAGGTCACAATAATCACCAGAACTATCTAGGTTCAACATAAAGTTTCCAACTACAATTCCGTAATCTGGATTATTAGCATAACCAGATGTGGTATAAATTAATCCCATTTGTGTTCCATTTTTTCTAAATGTCATATAATGGTCTTCTGCAACATCAGTAGCGAGCCACAACATATTAACATAAAAATGATATATACCAGTTGTAGTTGCTGTCACTGTGAATCTACTATTACTACTTGAGAATAAACCACCTTTATTAATGACTCTTCCACCATGAGCACCATCTGTAACTTCATCAAAAGTAATTAGTGTCATGGTTGTGTCATTTACTGTTTGGTTTGTGCCTTTAAGAACATTAAAACAAGGTCTGTTTGGTTCACTAACTACACCAGCACTGTTAATAACTAATGCGTTATTTCCATTTGCGTGGTCTTGAATTGTTCCGACTTTTAATGTACTCATGAGATTCTAACTCCACCAAAGAAACCTTTTCTATTTCCAGCACCATCATCTGACTTTGTACTACCAGACGATTGTTGAGCTCGTGGTATCACAGTTTGTCCAGCATTTAATTTTACCATTGCGACACTTCTAAAAGGAAAATTTGTTATTTCACTTCTAAAATATTCTTCAGTTGTCTGGTCATCACTGCCATCAATTCTTAAAAGTGATGACAACATACTATTACCAATACCACTAAACATACTGCCGTAAGCAAAAAAGTAAAGACCACCTTTTCCAGAGGGAACTGTAAAAAGTCCATTTGCATCACAAGCACTATCAGTATCGTGTAAGTTTGTAAACAAACCATTCTTAATTATTTCGTTGTAAGTTCCAGTAGCATATGTGGTATTACCACTTTGTCGTAGTAAAAATGATGGACTTAGATTAGCAGTTACACCTTTATCATCCAAAGTAGCAATAGTGGTTGATGCATCATACTTGATTGTGTTAATACCTTGGAGAATGTTTGCGATTAAAGTACTCATTGTGCAATCTCCATTACAGTAATGTGTGATGCAAAGTTATCATCATATGCTTGTCCACCTTGACTACTGTTTGTATTTAAATGAAGGGTTTGACTACCAAATTCTGCGTGAGTTACTTGATATGTTGTTGCAGTCGTTGTATTAGGTGTATCATGTGCATGATAACTTATACTATGAGCTCTATTTGTATCAGTATTTCCACCATCACCACCAAATGACATTGCAGTACCACTTCCACTACCTACACCAACTCCGACAGCAGACCCACCAGATATTGTTCTTTTAATTCTAAAATGATGACCACTAGCTTGACCAGAACCCATTACCAAACTTACCATAACCATAATCTTACTAGTATTATATTTTGGTGTAATTGTAACTCCAAGACCAGTGATATCTGCTTCTGTAGAACCAGAGTGTTCAAATTCACCAGTTGTTGTTGAAGACACTACTTGTAATACAGAACCAGCAGGAAACTTTACATTTGCGGCTGTAGTTTGACCTTGAATTGTATCTACTGATAACGTACTCATATGATTGCTAACCTTCCAGTATTCGTAATAGTAAGAGTTGTTCCGTTTGCAATTGTCAATGGGCCTGTAACAGATGCGTTGTTAGCAGCTGCGATTGTTACATTACCAGTTGTTGCAGCTAAGTTTACACGAAATAGATTATCTCTACCAGATGAGTTTCCATTTACAGAACCATCTTTTGCAATATAGTATCCAGCACCCAACGCAACTGCATCAGCAATCTTATCTGCTGTCACAGCGTCATTAGCGATTTGTGCAGTTGTAATAGCGTTATTCGCAACGTCATCTGCAACA